AAGCCACGGCTACTCTCCACTTGTTCAAGACGGGCATTTATGATTAAACCAATAGGATAAAAGAAAATGAAAGAAGAAGAATGGAGAAAGTATTTTGTTCATAGAACAAGTTGTGGTAAACCTTTATATGATGGAAAAGGTAATTTAGTTGCTGAATGTGGAATGGATTTAGGCGGATTTGATAATGAGTTTGCACAGTGTAGTGAGTGTGTTCAGAAAGATATAAATGATGCTAAACAAAAACTTAACAAGAAGAAAAAATGACTACCTATAAATGTGGACATAAGACAAATGGAGTAATTATTTTAGATGAGAATATATTATCAATGACTGCTTATATTCAATGGGCAGAAGAAGAAAAACAACTAATCTTAAAAGATGAATGTTTTGATTGCTTTTTAAAGAGAATAGAACTTAAACAAAAACTTAACAAGGAGAAAAAATGAAAGAAGGAATGCAACAAGTAACATTAATTTTTGACCCAATGACTTTTGGGTTTGTTTTTAATCAATGTGCGAAAATTGGAGGAGATTTTAAAGAATTGTTGGCAGAGAGATATTGCCAAGAAATAAATGAAAAATATCCAGATATTAATGAATGTATTTTAAAAATACATTTTAAAGGAGGGTACTCAGGAAAATCCTTAATGATATTATTATTTGATGAATCAAGAGGAAATCCAAGACCAATATATGCCCATCCTGGGCATAATCCGAGAGTAGTGCATAAAGCAGAAAGATTTTGTAAAGATTGGATTGTAGGAAAAAAAGAAATTATAAATCCAGTAGAGGTAGGGATATGAAAAAATGTAAATCCAAACAGGCTCAAAAGAAAATGAAAACTAAAAAAGGATTTTACTGGCATGTACACCATGACAAACTCTTAGAATGGTGTTATGACTATCAAGAAAGAGTTAATTATATCAAGATTGATAAGCCAAAGAATGAAATCAAGACAAGATTAAGGCTTTTCAAGAAAGTTAAAGCCAAGCTTCCTAAAGAGTTAGTTGAAGCAGGGAAGAAGTATATTGAAGCAGGGAAGAAGTGTATTGAAGCAGGGAAGAAGTATGGTGAAGCAGGGAAGAAGTATTGTGAAGCAGAGAAGGAGTATGATGAAGCATGGAAGAAGTATGGTGAAGCATGGAAGAAGTATGTTGAAGCATGGAAGAAGTGTATTGAAGCAGAGAAGGAGTATGATGAAGCAATAGTCAAGCTTCAATTAGAGAAACTGCATGAAAAAGAGTGTGGTTGTTCGGAATGGAATGGAGAGGAGCTTGTATTTGACGAGGAGTAAAAATGAAAGAAGAACTTAAAACACAAAAAGAAATTAGATTTGAAATATTAAGAAAGTTACACAAAGATATGAGAATTCCAATTAGAATAGCTCAAAAGATTGTTGATTTAGTAACTGATTGTTATGATGAAGAAGCTATGAAGTGGGTGAAATTTATAGAAAGTGGAATGAAATCAGAAGAAGACCTTTTATGGGAAAAATTTACAGGAAATACTTTAACTTACGATGAAAAAATAAGAGAATGTTTATGTGTTTTCATTAAACATTTCTTTAATCTACCTTAAAAAAAATTTCTGGGGGATCCACCCCCCCCCTATTATCCCCCCCCCTATGGTCGCTTTACATTGAAAAATTAATATATATATTCTATTATATATATTAATGTGCTATTAAAAAGCAGGCGTAGCTACTAACTATTTTAATTTCGGTGTACCGAAATTACACGTAGCTACTAACTATTTTAATTTCGGTGTACCGAAATTACACTAACTTAGTGTATGCACCTTTAACTTAGTGTATTAACACTAAGTATACTTTTTTGCATTGCGCTAAAGTGCTTAAATATAGGCATTTTAAGGCTTATAAAGCATAGTTTAGTAACTACATTATAGTTAGTGTAATATAGTTATACTTAGTGTATGGAATGAACTATTCTGAGTTGAGCTAACCAAAACACAGCACACGGCTGCCCAAATCTTAAAATATTTGCAGCCGTGGTTGGGACATTGCATTATGTCCCAACGAAACTAAAATAATTAAAGTTTTGGAATGCCGGGGGGTGTAGGGGTGGGGGTTGCGAAACTCAGAATAGCAGATATCGTTGTTTAGTAGATTCCGCTATTTAGCAGATTCCGCTATTTAGTAGATCTCGTTCTTTAGCCCATAAATCTTTATAAACTTTGCTTTCTTCTATTTATTGCATCTTTTAGATGCATGGCGTTGAACAGTTAAAAGGATGTGCGCTTTTCGCAAATGGGTACCTCGATTTGCGTGTGTTCATGCTAAAATAAGTACTGGTATGTCTCCAGTGAGAAAAAAAGCAAATAACATTTTAGCCACCATAATATTCTATTACTGAGAGGTATGCTAAAATAAGGTAAATATAACTTAATTTAGTTAAATACAATTAGAAGCTTTGTTGAATTTGAACACACACATATTTAAATATAAGTGTGTGTTTAAGTGCATATGGGAAGCAATAAATATATGAAACTGAAATCTCTTTTGCAGGCTCATTTCCCGGATTATATTGTGCCCCTGAAAGTGCTCAGGCTCTCTATAATAAAACACATTGGAGGGGATTCAAGGACTATTGATTCTTATTTAAAGCTGGCGCTGGATACAGGGCTTATGGAAGACATGGGTAATGAGCATTTTAAGATAAACGGCGAAATAATGGCTGAAAATGACCAACAGATTCTATAAAAGAGGGGCTGAATACGAGAGGAAGCTGATGAATGAAGCAAGAAAAAAAGGGCATATAGCCTTCAGGAGTGCAGGCTCGCACAGCCCTGTCGATGTTGTTGATATTGACGCCGAGAATCGCATTATAAGGCTCATACAGGCAAAAAAAGGGAAGAGTGAGAAGCAGATGGTTAAGATTTTTAAGTCTCATGAATTTTTAGGGGGAGTATATTATGTTGAGTTTTGTGTATTATGAAAAGGAACAAGGAAACAAAATACGAGGCAAAAATATGCATATGGTGCGGGAGGCTTTTTTTAAGGCACAAAAAAGGAAAGCAGCGGCTGAGGTTTGCATCGCGGCCAATGAATGCGGTGACATGCTCCTCAAAATGCTCGCGTGATTATCACAATGCTACTTCATTTAGACAAATGGCAGCGGGAAGTATTAGAATACACAGGCAATTTAGTCTTATGTACGGGCAGGCAGGTGGGGAAAACGACGATTATGGCCATCAAGGCAGTCGAGTGGATGGCAGCGCATCCTGGGCACAAAATTATAATTGTGTCGTTAACTGAAGATCAGGCAAAGCTTATAATTGTCATGATACTAAATTATGCAGAAAAGAAATACCCGCATCTTCTTGCAAGGGGAAAAGACAAGCCGACACAGAACAAGGTTATCCTTAAAAATAAGTCATCGGCGCTTGCCCGCCCCGTGGGAAATACAGGGGACGCCATAAGGGGATTCACCGGCGATATTCTTATTATTGATGAGGCTTCAAGAATGCCCGAAAGGGTATGGACTGCGGGAAGACCCACCCTTCTGACGACCGCGGGAAAGATTTGGATGTGTTCAACTCCCTTCGGGAAAAAGGGGTATTTCTGGGAGGCATTCCAGAACAAAGCGGGAAAATACAGGGTTTTTCACATATCTTCCGAGAAGGTTATCAGCAAGAGGGAAATAAGCGGATCGTGGAGTGCGGAAAAAAGGAAAGAGGCCCTTAAATTCCTGGAGGATGAGAAAAAGACCATGACTTCCCTCGAATACGGGCAGGAATATCTTGGGCTGTTTCTGGAGGATCTGAGGCAGTTTTTTCCCGATGAGCTTATTGATAAGATATGCTGCAGGAAAAGGCCGGCGGTGATCTCCGGTGAGTGTTATCTCGGGGCTGACATTGCGGGAATGGGCGAGGATCTTACATCTTTTGAAATTCTCCAGAAAAAAGGCATCATTATCCAGGTCGAGAATATTACAAAAAAAGGGCTTCTTACCACGCAGAGCTCGCAAATAATAAAGGAGCTTAATCGCCAATATGCTCTTAAAGGGATAGGTATTGATGACATGGGGATTGGATTCGGGGTTTTCTCCGAGCTTATAACTTTTCCCGAAACAAAAAAAATAACGAAAGCCCTGAACAATTCCCAGAGATTCCTGGATCATGAAGAAAGAAGGCACAGGAAGCTCATGAAGGAGGAAATGTATTCCAACCTTCTCATGCTGATGGAGCAGGCAAAAATATATCTCCTGGACGATGAGGACATAAAGGCATCCCTGAGATCTGTCCAGTATGAGCTTCACAAAAAAGACGAAGGATCTGAGACGCAGCTGCGGATATTCGGGAGGGACACGCATATAGCCGAGGGGATAGTAAGGGCCGCATGGATGGCCAATGAAAGCAAAACTTTAAATTTATGGATATATTCCAGGAAGGATGGAGTGACAAATATAAAAGATGGAAAAATTTAGAGAGAAGTATACGGGTGAATCGGAAAAAAATAAGCCTGAAAACAAGAATAAAATAGTTATTCCTGACAATGCTTTTGCATTGTGCGAGGCTCTTCTTGGGCTGACTGACAAGATAGAGCATTTAAGGAGGGCTATGCTAAAATGAGCTGGACTTTATGCACTTCCGGGGCTGCGATAGCAAAGGCAGGGGCTAACGCGGGAACAGCCGCATCAAGCGCCGCGCTGTTGCAGGCATGGAGCGACGAGGCAGAGGGGAGTATCTGCATGAAAATAAGGAAGGATGTGGTTACAAATTATGCGGGTGTGCCTACATTAATTCAAAATTGCCTGGCGGATCTTGCATCTGATCTTATTGCCATGAAAATTATAAATTACAGCCTGAACAGCTATACAAGGGCGGAAGCCCAGACCATGCTGAATGTACTGAAGGATAATTCTGACATGATAATTAAGGATCTGAGAGAAAAACAATACCAGGAATTTAGCTGATGCCAATAAGAGACACTTACACAACCACAGAACCCGCAAATGCCACTTATGCGTACACCGAGATAGCCGACGGCATGGGCTACGTTTCTTTCAAAGGATTCAATACAGGAAGCTCGGGGGCTGCGACTTACGACCTCACCCAGAGTACGCTGTATTCCAACAATGTCGAGACTTCCGGGGCTGCATTGTGGACATTCAACACATCCCAGTTTAAGCTTCCGAGAATAATGGAAGGCACTGCAATCGTAAGGTTTTCGGTGGCAAGCTATCACGCGATAGGCGGAATTTCTTACTGGTACGCAGAACTTCAGCATATTTCAGGAGTGACAGCTACCTCGCTCGGCTTTGGATTCGGCGAGGCTTTCACTGTGGCGGGAGGCACTATACCGCATAATTACACGCTTCCCATCACGATACCGCTCACAAAACTAAAAGAAGGGGATTCTCTCAGGCTTATCATCACCCCCGGAGGAGCAACATTTTATTACCTTGCCCATGATCCTGCTGACAGGGACGGCTATGTAATAAATCCGGCTTCAACTTATCCGACTAAACTGGAGGTTTTCGTGCCTTTTAAAATCGATGTATAATGGCAGAACAGGTTTACGATGTGACAGCAGCCGAGCGGGGCGATGCGGCAAACAGGATCTTAAATGTGGAAATAGGCGCCGCAAACCTGGACAGCCCGACCGGACTGGCTGAAACTTCCTACATGAATGATAAATGGCCGCTGCAGCTTGGGATCTATAAAAATATTCCCGAGTTTAAGATCGCTGTTGACATGCGGGCTATATGGACGGTTGGAAATGAAATTGAGGCAGCCCCGGAAATCAGGGTTATCATGGACCATGTCAGGGGATGGGGCAAGGACACTTTTAGGAATATAATTAAAAACATGATCGTGGTTAAGAGGCTCGGCCAGGATTCTTATGCGGAAATAATAAGGGACGAAAGCGGGGAAATATTCAACCTGAAGCCCCTGGATCCCTCGACCATAAAGCAAGTCTACGACAAAAAAGGAAATCTTATAAGGTATGAGCAGGTGAACAGGCAGAGCAAAAGCACAGCCCAGAAATTCAGCCCCCGGGACATCCTGCATTTTACAAATAAAAGGGTCGCGGATGAGGTGCATGGGGTTGCGGACTCTGATGCGCTTAAAAAAATAATTGAGGCAAACAATGAAAGCTTTGCAGATGTCAGGCTTCTGATGCACAGGTGGGTTAAGCCCATAATGAAATTCATGCTTGCGACTGACAACCCCAGAGAGATAAAAGTCTTTGCGAAGCTGATGGATGAGATCATAAATATAGGCGATAACCTTTACCTCCCAAAAGACACAGCCGAGCATGAAGTAATTGCAGTCTCAGGAAATTCAACCTTAAACCCCATGCCGTGGAGGGAGCACTTAAAAAATTATTTCTTCCAGGTCGTAGGAATCCCGCAGATTATATTAGGATCCTCCGGCGAATTTACAGAAAGCACCGCAAAGATAGCTTATCTTGCTTTTGAGCAAAGCGTTAAGGATGAGCAGGCGGACATCATGGAGCAAATAAGCGACCAGTTAGGGCTGGAAATTAAGCTTAAATTCCCTGCATCATTGAGAAATGAGCTTTTGACAGATGAGGCAAAAGACGGGGAAGAGGGAAAACAGGTAAACATACAGCCCAATGAAACAACGGCAGGGAGCGGAAGATAATGGCGACCGTAAAAGAAGTAAGGGAGAGAAAGAAAAAGCTGGGGCTTCCTATTGAGGAAAAAGAGCAGCCTCCAAAAGAAGAAAGGCAGAAAGAGGGATCTGATTATATTAAGCAGCGGGAAAAGCTCGCAGCACAGAGAAACATAACCTCCAAGGCTGCGGCTGCTATATTGGCTTCCCAGGTGCCTGAAACCCCTGAATCAATAGCAGAAAAAAAACAGCTGCAGCAGGCGGCGGACTTACAGCTCGCCCAGGCTGCGATTTTGGGAAATAAGGAAAGGCTGGCCCCTGAACTCGAAAGAATCGGGGAGCTTCCGCCCGAGGAAGAAGAGGAAAAGGCAAAGGCCGGGGGCATGCTTGAAGATCAGAAAGCAAGGCTTGAAAATGTAAGGGAAAGCGCTGCAGGGCAGTTTCTCACGCAGCTGGGAATTATGGGGCTTCCCGCCACTCCCTCCGCCGTGGGAGGATCCGCAGTTGCAGGCGGGGCACTTCCTTATTTGCGGCAGGTCAGCGACAATGTTTTAAAAAATGTGGCTGCGGCAAAAAAGCTGATAGGCATTGGGGGGATACTGAGCATAGGCAGGGTCAGCTTTACAATGAGGCAGAAAGTCAGGGAGGCGGCAAATGTTTTTCAAAACTCAAACACAAACCTTAATAATATAATCGCTGCTGTAAAGCTGGGAGATCCAAATTATCCGCCAGAGCAGGCAATAGATGACTGGAACACTGAACTAATGAATATCAGAAAATCAAAAAGAGCCCTTAAAAGCCTTACTGACAACTGGGCAGAGGCATGGATTTCAGGGGGCAAAGACGAGCTTGATGATATTTATGCTTTTGAGGATAACCTCGCGAGAAAGCAGCTTTTTTTCGAACAGGCTCTTATAGGGCAGGCTCAGAATTTAAACACAGACACAATGGAGGAAGAAACATGAGCGAAGAACTGTTGCTGATATTTATAATTGTATGCGCCGTGGGTACAGTGTATTATGCTGCGATCGTAATCTCGCAGATTATCAGCGGAATCATAAAAGCTTTCAAAGAAACAAAAAAATAGAATGGAGCAAAAAAAAGAGGTTATGTGGAATATAATAAACGCATTATTAGCCGGAGCCCTGGTTTTCTTTGGTGCATGCGTGGACGGGAATATTACGCTCAAGGGGCTCATAGCCGCGCTCATGGCTGCTTTTGTCGTGGCTATAACAAAATTCAAGGATTACTGGACAACACAGGAAGGGGAATATCAAAACCGCATGTTCAGCTTTGCAGGATCATGAATTATAAAATAATTGCCGTATGCCTTATTGTCGCTCTTGTAAGCTTTAGCGCGGGCTATTCCATTGGTACCTATTATACCATCAGGTGGGGGGTTAAGGTTGCAGCCCGCTTTATAGACATTGATGAGGACATGATCACCCGTGCAATCATTCAGTACAAAAACAATATAGGAGGCTGCCTTTTTACTGAACAGGAAAACGATATTTTTGTAATAAATGGAACTTTAAACAGCTGAAAGGAGGATAAAATGGAAAGCAAAGAGCTTATAAAAAAGAAAGACTGGGAAATTGCAAAAGGCAGGTTTGAGGATCTGCTGGTTAATAACCTTGTGAACAACGAAATTTATATAAAGGCCCTTGAAATATGTAATTTTAAGATAGCGGAATTTCCTGAGGTTAAGGAAGAGGAAGAAGAGAAAAAAGAAGCTAAGGAAGCCCTTGGATTGTCATAAAATGGCAGAAGTAACAATTACCACCGAAGAAAAAAAAGAAGAGCCCAAGGCAGACTCTTTTGAGGTTGGAAAAGCCCTTAAAGCTGCTGACGATTACCAGAAGCTTAAAGAGGCCAACGACAGGCTCGAAACCGAGATTTTAAGGAGCGAGGAGCTGAAAAGGAGGCAGATGACAGCAGGAAAGGCCACAGCCGGAAGCGTTGAAAAATCCCAGGAGGAAATAGACAACGAAGAGGCTGCGAAACTTCTGTCATTATACAAATCTTAAAATGCACCTGATTTTTGGAATTAGGGGAATTAAGCAGCAGGTAGACCTTACGCTCATGTTTCTCCAGGCGCAGATGTTCAAATGGCAGAGGCAGCCGCTTTTGAAGGACGAAAAGGGGAACTTCATAATAAATCCTGACGGAATATTCAGCCGGGGAAATCCTGTTTTTACGAAAGTACAGGGATCTTTGAGGCCGCTGCAATTTTATGAATATGTATTCCCTAAGGAAGCGCTGCCTGAGGTCCTGGCGATGCTTAGAATCCATGACAAGTTTAATACGGTCATGCCCGCAATGAAGCCC